AAAAAGGAAACGCAGTAGATATACCAATTGGAGCGATTGAGGGTGATGCAAGAATTGCTTTAAATGAAAACCAACATCCAGGTAGGGTAGGTAATAACTTCATTAATGATGTTGTATTAGGCGGATATGTAAATCCTATCACACCGCAAATTGACTATGATTCCCCTTCACAAGGCGCAATGACTGGAATATTTGCTAAAACTGACGGATTGGAAGTACAACCAGGAACAATTAATGATTTGCGTAGAGCTATGAGATTGCAAGAATGGTTAGAAAAGAATGCAAGAGGTGGTACACGATATGTTGAGAATATTCTTATGCATTTTGGAGTAAGATCATCAGATGCTAGACTTCAAAGACCTGAATACATTACAGGTATAAAATCACCTGTTGTAATTTCAGAAGTTCTTAACACAAATGGAGCATTTGAACCAGGAGATCCTGATGTACCCGCATCAAACCCACAAGGTTATATGGCAGGACATGGTATTGGTGTTACATCAGGAAAATATGGTAAATATTTTTGTGAAGAACATGGTTATATTATTGGCATAATGTCAGTAATGCCAAAGACAGCTTATCAACAAGGTATACCTCGTACATTCTTGAAAAAAGATAATCTTGATTATTATTGGCCATCATTTGCTAATATTGGTGAACAAGAAGTACAAAAGCAAGAATTGTATGCTTACACAAGTAATGCAGAAGATACATTTGGATATGTTCCACGTTATGCAGAATATAAATATCAACCAAGTAGGGTAGCAGGTGAATTTACAAGTTCACTAGATTATTGGCATCTTGGAAGGATATTTGCTAATGAACCTTCACTTAACCAAGAATTTATAGAATGTGATCCAGCTGCAACGAAACGTATATTCGCAGTAGAAGAAGGTGCAGATTCACTATACTGCCATGTATACAACAAAATCAAAGCAGTTAGGCCTATGCCGAAATTTGGTACACCTATGCTGTAATGAGCACAAAATGTATAACACCCTTTTATGTAAAGCAAGGCTTAACGACCAATGAGAAAATTCCGGTACCATGTGGAAAATGCCCTCCATGTATGAAGCGGAGAACTTCAGGGTGGTCGTTTCGCCTTGTAAAAGAGGGTGATGTTAGTAATTCTGCACTTTTTGTAACATTAACATATGACACAAAATACGTTCCAATTACGAAAAAAGGATACCTTACTTTATGTAAGGATGACGTACAAAGGTTTTTCAAAAGGTTACGAAAACTCACTAAAGAAAAAATCAAGTACTTCATTGTGGGAGAGTATGGTACACAGAAAATGCGCCCACATTATCATATAATTTTATTTAATGCAAATAGAGAAATGATAGCAAGAGCATGGGCAAAAGATGGTAGAGAATTGGGATCAATATTTATAGGAGATGTATCTGAAGCTAGTATAGGATACACATTAAAATATATGCAAAAACCTGGCAAAATTCCAATACATCAAAACGATGACAGACAGAAGGAATTTCAACTAATGAGCAAAGGTTTAGGAAAAAGTTACTTAACGCAAAAAATGATAAAATGGCATAAAGAGGATTTAGAACAGAGAATGTATATACCAATGAAAGATGGTAAAAAGATAGCAATGCCGCGTTATTACAAAGACAAAATGTATTCGGAAAGCGAGAAAAACAGAATAGCAAGAAGAATGGAAAGGGTAGGGGAGGAGTTAGACTCCGAATTACACAAGAAATATGGTGAAAACGTATTTTCTGAACTAGCGAAAATACATATAGATAATTTTAGAAAAATGTATAAAAAATCCAAAGAAGGAACAACATTATGAAAATTAAAAATATGTTTAACGCAAATATGCGTGACAAAAAGTACGAAGTAAACACACAACCAAGTTTAACAATACCAGATCAGGCATTGTCAGTTAAAGAAATACTAAAAAGATTTGCTAGAGGACTGCCAGTAGAACAATTTAAACCAATATATGAAGAAGTAGAAGATGGTCAGGATTTTATGCCTGATCCAAGAACAATGGATTTAGCAGAAAGACAAGAATATGCAGAAATGTATACTGAAGAACTTCAGCAATTAAGATTTCGTTCAAATTCCGTAGCCGAAACAGTAGGTTTACTAAAAACTGAAAATGAAACGGAGTAAACAACGCGAAAAAGGCCCGATGGATTATCCATCGGGTTCTTTTTTGCAAGACAAGCGAAGCGCGTCAGTTATAAGCACTAATACCCCCTTGATATATTAGTGCTTATTGACACCAAATTATAAAAAGTTTTAATATGACGAGGAAAAATAGCGTAGCGCAAAAAGACGAGGATAAAAAAAACAAAAAATATTTGGTGGATAAAAGTATAAATACTTATTTTTACTAAATAGTAAAAATAATAAAAAGTAGAAAATGCCAATAGATCCAGTAACAATAGGTTTAATATCAGGAGGTGCACAATTGGCATCTCAAGGAATCAATGCATTGTCCCAAGGATCAATGAATAGAAAAACTCGTTTATGGAACGAGAAAATGTATGCTATGCAAAGGCAGCATAGTTTACAAGATTGGACTATGCAAAATGAATACAACAGTCCACAAGCACAAATGCAAAGATTAAAAGCAGCAGGACTTAATCCAAACATGGTATACGATAAAGGTGCGACAACATTATCAGGAAGTGTAAGATCAGCAGAAGTTCCAAACTGGAGTCCACAAGCGACACAAGTTAATTTTGGAGGCGCAGTATCACAAGGTTTAAGCGCATACTATGATCTTCAAATGAAACAAGCACAGATTGATAATTTGAAGACACAAAATACAGCAATTGCCAATGAAGCAATTTTAAAAGCTGCACAAACTGAAAATATTACACAAGGAACACAAATGTCAAAATTTGATTTAGGATTAAAATCAGATTTGCGACAAGTAAGTCTACAAGCTGCAACTGAAAATCTAAGAAAGTTGACAACAGACATAGACGTTACATTACGACAAGATGAAAGAGCAGCAGCTAGTACTGCTATGAATTTAACACAAGCAGTTGAAAATATATTATCTGTTAGAGAACAAAGAGCAAAAACAATAGTAGAAAAAGAACAAATTAGAGAGCAAATACAAAATTTGCGTAAAGATGGAGAATTAAAACAATTAGATATCAATCTCAAAAGAATCGGAGTTCAACCAGGTGATAATATTTTACTTAGAGCTGCAGGACAAGCATTACAAAAATATGCTAATCCAATTAAAGAATGGTATAAACAAAATTATACACCATCAGGTTGGAAAAAGAAGTAATTTGAAAAAATTTAAAAATTTTAGATTAAATTAGACATATTTAAAAATCTATTTAACATAATATAAATCATCATTATTTTTTAATTACCAAAAATCAACAATTATGCGTAGAAAATCAAACTACGGCTATAAACGCCGGGGAAGAGGTAAAACAAAATCTAAAAGGACTTACTACGTAAGTCGTGGAGGTATTAGATTATGATAAGCCTTGATTATGATTTGAACGAAAAGCAAAATAGGCTAGACGTTCATGAATGGGAAAAAAATGTCGTGTTAGTAGCACACAATGGTTACAGTTACACCAGAATTTTAGTACCTAAAGAAGAATTAACAGAATTTATTAAAAAACTAAATAAAACAAACGATGAAGCCGAACTTGTTTAACAGCGTTCAAATGTTCAAACCTAAAAAAAATGTGTTTGATCTTAGTCACGATTTTAAGTTTTCTGGCGATATGGGTAATCTTATTCCTATATTGGTTAATGAGTGTGTACCCGGAGATAATTATACTATTAGTTGCGAAGCGATGGTTAGATTTGCTCCTATGCTTGCTCCTATTATGCACAGGGTTGATGTTAGCATGCATTATTTTTTTGTACCTAATAGGATTGTATGGGACGGTTGGCAAGACTTTGTAGTTTCTCCATCACAAAATGTACCACCATATCCATTTATTAGTTTCGACGGTAACCCATCAAATCAGTATGCTAGATTTCTTAATTATATGGGTATACCATTAAGACAATCAGGTTCTGGTGTAAGTACAGATATTAATGCTTTACCATTTGCGGCATATCAATGTGTTTATAACGAATATTATAGAGATCAAAATTTAGTCCAAAGTGTAAACTACAAACTAGAAAATGGTAGCAATAATTCAAATATAGCTCAATTGTTAACGATGCGTAAAAGAGCATGGGAACACGATTATTTTACAGCATCTTTACCTTTTGCTCAAAAAGGAAACGCAGTAGATATACCAATTGGAGCGATTGAGGGTGATGCAAGAATTGCTTTAAATGAAA